TTAAACTTACGTCTTGACTTTGAAAACTGTTTTATAGGAGTTTTAAACTCTTTGTAAGCTTTACCTTGAGGCATATAACCTATAAGATAGCCGTGGCTATTGACATAGTAGTCGCCGTTTGATATTTGCTGGTCACCCCAGTCTGTTATTTCGCGTAGTATTTGTATCATAATATATATTATACCATAGTTTGGCATAAATGTAAAGGATTATTTTACTAATAATCCAGGGAAGGTATCATTTACTAATCTTTTAGTTATACCTTTCGATTTCATTTTTTTATCCTTAGCTGCAATAAGTAATTCAGCTTCTTCTGGATTAAGTGACTCTAATAGATTTAAAAACAAACCTTCTCTCTTAAGAGGTTTCATTCCACTAGATACTGGTCCTTTAAAGAAATACTTGAATTGTGTATATGCTTTATTTAATATTGTATACTCATAACCTTTAGGTGCGTCATCTTGTTTATAAGACGGAGCCCCTAATGGTAACACTGATACTATACTATCATCATACTGAATTCTCAATATGTCTGTAAGACCTGGTGATTTATTCAATCGTAAGAACTTTATACGCTCTTCACGAATTACGATTTTGCCTGCTTCTGCTAGGACTTCGGATACTAATTTTCTAGCCATTGTAAAATTCCTCGACGACTTCAATCAAATGATTGCATCTTTTTTTAATTAAATAGTTTAACACTCTCATGTTAGGCGTTTTTGTTTGCCCGTTAAAAGTATTTATAATACTTTCTTGTATGTTTTCTGGTATATCAGTTAAATCAATAAGTTTTTTATTACGTTGATAGTTACGATATATCTCATCATCCATGTGTTCTCTTAGATTATCAGCATTTTCTAACCAATTATCTATCTTTGTTTGTCTTAAAGGAGTTTGGCTTTTTTCTGATATAAATGTATCGTCAGCTGAGAGAACGTTTGGTATACCATCACCACTATCTCCTCTCATAACATGATTAAATAAATAAGTTCTTGGATTTTTATCTTTAACAAATTTCTTTTGTATAGGACTGAATTGTTTTACGTTATTATATTTTTGTAGCTGTATAAAGTCTTTATCAGATGATATAATCATAACAGGTTCTGCTTGACCAAACTCTTGTGTTTGCATTGTAAGTGTACCAATAACATCATCAGCTTCTACACCTTCTAAATGTACAACTTTGTATGGCATATATTCGTTTATTTCGTCTCTTACAGTATGTAGAATCCTAAAGATTTCTGACCAATCTTGACCTGAACTATCTCTGTTCTTTTTACGAGATGCTTTATATTCTGGAAAGAATTCTTTTCTCCATGTATTCATGCCATCAGCACATATAACAAGTTGTCCATATTCTTCTCTATATCTTTTGTTATACATTCTAATACTGTTAAGTATCATATGCCTTATCATGCTTTCATCATTAAGTTTTTGCACTATTATATTAGATAGCGCGATTTGTGAATAATCAATTAGTATCATCTGGGTCCTCTTCCGGCGGGTCTAAATCAAAATCAGGAGTAAAGAGAATTTCTTGGTCACTACCTTCTGGCGTGAATACAAAATCAGCTAAATCATGATTTGCTTCTTCATTAATAAGAATCATTTCTTTTACTTTTATATAAGCATTATCAAGTGTTTGATGTAGACCATGAGGTATACCATAATAACGATTAAACATTGCATTTAATAAATTTACTATAACAAACATATCTCTAGATTCTTGGACTGTTTCATCTCTGAAATTTAAATCCATTAACCCTTCACTTACTTGACCAGTATTGATAAACTCTTCCATCACTTCCATAAGTATATGAGATGATTCTACACATTCATTACTTAATTCGTCTAGGATTTCTGATTCTTCTTTTTGCGTTAATTCTTCTTTCGTTGGAAATTGAATAACATTATCTTTATACTTTTTAGTCATATACCTATATTATACCATACTTTTGAGCAAATGTAAAGGATTATTTTAAGTTTTTTACTGCATTCCCACCAATTCTGCAATTGATTATACCATTATAGTAATCTTCACTTAATAAAACTTCTTTGTCAAATTGTTCTTTTGCTTCATAATACGCGCACTCGCCTTTAGTTTTACACAGGTAGATTATTTCTCTATAAAAAAAATCTTCTCCCATTTTAAGTACATCTTCTTGTAAGTGTTTATTAGAACCATAGTATGTACGCCAATCAGATTCGACTTTAAGTCTTTGACGTCTTTTTCTTTTCTTAGTTATAGGTAATGTTTTAGGCTTCCAAAAGAATTTTTTGCCTATATATTTTTTGTTTGTAGCTCGATTAGTTATACAATATACAAATCCATACCAATCCTTTCCATATCTTTCAAATGTAAAAGGTTCATCAGGAGTAAATTTTAGTCCTTGATATATCCAATTATTCATTAAAGTCTAATTCTTCTGAATCATCTGTAGGTTCGCCACAATGTGGACAAAAATTTATTTTAATAGGCTCATCTGGTTTAATCACTATTCGTGAATAGCAATATTCACATTCTAAAATCATCCTTCAGTAAGCAGAGTTCTTCTGCCAGCAACATGCTCTTTTAATTCTACATAACCACCAATTGATTGTCCATCAATTTTGATTTGTGGAAAAGTTCTTGCTCCTGGAAAGAGTTCAAAGAGTTGTTCTCTTGTGAAATCTACATCCAATTGATTATAACTATAATCTAATTTTTCCTGTTGACATAGTTGTTTTGCCATATCGCAATAAGGACATTGCGTTTTTCCATATATTTCTATCATGTTTTTAATCCTAAATTTATTGCCCAAAATGCAAAGAGCATAAATCCAAATACAGAGACTTGAATTATTGATGCCCAAAATATCTGCCTCATTGGGTGTATTTCTGTTAATCTTTCTACAATGTCTTCACTTGGTGCAAGGTTAACTGCTTGTAGTACTTTTTCTTCAGTTGTTTTGCTCATAGCGTTTCTATATATTTACCTAGCATTTCCATATCTGCACTTGATAACATTCCAGCCTGAGCCCACATTGTCGAACTCATAGGTCCAACTTCTCCTCTGTTTTTATACGTATTTAATCTATCAGTAATATAATCAGCTGACTGACCGGCAAGTTTTGGAAACACTGCCATACCTTCGCCTTGTTGACCGTGGCATGCTGCGCAACCTGACCATAAAGGTTTAATTGCACTAAATTCATCCATTGCAGCAAGAGCTTGTTTTGCTTTTAATATATCTACACTCGTTCCATTTATTCTTACATATTCTTCGTAGCATTCTCCTGTGCATGAATGTCCTCCACCATATCCAGAGTATTCTAGATTTGGATATACTTTCATTGCAAAAAATAATCCTATTGCCAAACATCCTAATAATGTCATTCCTAATTCTCTCATAAGCTTAATCCTTTTAATGTTGAATCATCAACGTCCTGTTTAACTCCACCAGTTATATACGAAGTTATTTCTGTTTCCTGTGGAGCGACTTGTACGTTTCCTCCAGATATCCACTTTTCCGTCCAAGGCAGTGGATTCATCTGAGGAACTGTGTATGGGCAATGTAAACCTATTGCTCTCATTCGTTTACATCCTATCCATTCTACGTAATTTTCTAATATTGTTTCGTTTAAACCAATCATTGAACCATCTTTAAATAAGTATCTTGCCCATGCTTTTTCTTGTTCAATAACATCTACAAATAATTTAATAGCTTGTTCTTCATTCTTTTTAGCTATCTTTTCGAAATCTTTATCTTCTTTTAATAGATTCTTAATCATAACAGTAGTTGCTGCAAGATGAGTATTTTCATCTCTTGCTATAAACTTAATAATCTTAGCATTACCTTCCATCTTTTTAAGTTCAGCAAATGCCCAACTGCAGGCGAAGGAAACATAAAAACGTATTCCTTCTAGAGCATTCGCTGAAAGCATTGCCATATATAATGATGTCTTATGTTGCATTTTATTAGTGGCTGAATTATTATCTGTTATTAAATCATCATAGTATCTTGCAATATCAGAGCCACAATCCATAATTTCTTTTACATCAAGCATTGAATCAAATACTATCGATGGGTTTGCATAAATGTTCCTAATAATATGAGTATAAGAACGAGAATGTATAGTTTCAAAAAACGACCAGGTTTCGACCCAGTTTTCAACTTCGGGTAACGAACATATAGGTAAGAAAGCAAGGTTCGGGGCCCTACCTTGTACAGAGTCCAAAAGTATTTGCCTTTTGAGATTAGATGTGAATATATGTTGTTCATGGTCAGTTAATTCTCCAAAGTCTTTTTTGTCTTTTGATACATCTACTTCTTCTGGTCTCCAAAAGAATCCTAGTTGTTTTTC